AACCCGGAAGGGAAGATGTCCTATGACCAGTTCAAGGAGGCGGTGACCGACACGCTGCGCAGCGGCGATACCCACGAAATTCCGCAAGTCCAGATGGCCGCGCAGAACGTCCGGAACAAGATTTTCGAGCCGATGAAGAAGCGGGCGATCGACCTCGGCCTGTTTCCGGAAGGCGTCGACGTCAAGACGGCCGACAGCTACGTGCAGCGGCTCTACAACAAGCAGGCCATCGCGGCGAAGCGGCCGGACTTTGTGAACCGCGTGACGGACTGGCTCGAATCCGATCAGACCACCAAGGCGCAGACGCAGGTTCGGATCGAGGGCCTTGCGAAGAAGGTCTCTGACGCCGAGACCAATATCGAATTCTTCACCAAGCAGCTTTCCAAAACGAAAGAGGATGATCTGCTACGCGCCGGCTTCGAGGAAGACCTGACCCGCGCGATGGAGATCGAGCGGGTCTCGCGCAAGCAACTGGAAGAGGAAATCGCAAACTGGCAGGGCAAATCGGTTGCCGAAGCCAAGGCTGCCTTGAAGGCGCGCGCAACAGCGGAAGAGGGCAGGGCGCCGGAAGCCAAGCGGCTCAAGGCGGCGGACAGGGCAGTGGAGAAAGCCGTCAAGCGCATCCTCGAATCTGACCGGGAAATGTCACGCGTTGAATTGGAAGGCCGTGCCAACGAGATCACGGACCGCATCCTCAGTTCTTCGGATGGCCGACTGCCCTATGACCTTGGCATGGGCCACAATACCGCGCACGGAGGCAGCGGCGAGCTCGCGCGCGGCGCGCTGGCGGCCCGGGAGTTCAACATCCCCGACGCCACGATCCGGGACTTCCTCGAAAACGACATCGAGCACATCGTCGCCACGCATCTGAAAACGATGGTGCCTGACGTGCTGCTGACGGAGAAGTTCGGCGACGTCAACATGACCGAGGCCTTCCGCAAGATCAACGACGAGTATGCCGCGCTGTCGAAGGCGGCGGGATCGGAGAAAGAGCGGGTCCGGTTGGAGAAGGAGCGGCAGGGCGTCATCACCGATCTGGCGGCGCAGCGAGATACCATCCGCGGGCTCTACGGTATCGCGCCAGAGGGCCCGCTGCGCAACGTCGCGCGCGCCGTCGGCGTCATCAAGAATTACAACGTGCTGACTTCGATGGGCTCGGCCGCGCTGTCATCTCTCCCGGACATGGCCGGCGTCGTGATGCGTCACGGGCTGGTCAATACGTTCAACGATGCTTGGGTGCCGTTCTTCAACATGCTGACCCGGCAATCCGACGTCTGGCAGGAGGCTGGGAGGCAGTTCCGCGCCATGGGCATCGCGACCGAAATGGCGACGGCCTCGCGCCACCACGCGCTGACCGACACGCTGGACACCTATCATCCGCAGTCCCGCGTCGAAAGGACCATGCAATGGGCAACCGGCAAGTTCCAGTTTGCCAACATGCTGGCGCCGTGGACCGACTTCGCCAAGGTCAACGCCTCGCTGGTCACCAGCTCGGAGATATTGCGCGCGGTGAAGGCGGCAGCGGAAGGGAAGGCGACCGCCCGCCAGATGCGCCAGCTTGGCGAAAGCAGCATCGAACCGCATATGGCGGATCGCATCCACAAGGCATTCGAGGCCGGCGGCGAGATCCGCGACGGTGTGCATCTGCCGAACACTGCCGATTGGACCGACAAGCAAGCCCGCCGCGTGTTCGAGGGGGCGGTCGCGCGTGACGTCGATATCTCGGTGATCACGCCGGGGCTGGAGAAGCCCTTGTGGATGCGCGACCAGGTGCTCGGCGTCATGGGCCAGTTCAAGAGCTTCACCGCGGCCTCGACCGAGCGCATCCTGATCGCCAACCTCCAGCGCCGTGATGCGCAGGTGCTGCAGGGCCTGATGTTCTCGATGGGTCTCGGCATGCTGTCCTACAAGATCGGCAGCCTCACCGGCGGACAGCCGACCAGCGATAAGCCGCAGGACTGGATCAAGGAAGCCATCAGCAAGGGCGGAATTTTGGGATGGTTCGAAGAAGCAAATGCGTTGGCATCGAAGGCCACCCGCGGCGGGGTCGACGTCTACCGTATGATCGGTGCCGATAAGCCGCTGACCCGCTACGCCTCGCGCTCGGCGATGGATCAGATCCTCGGTCCGACCGCGGGCAAGATCGGCGGCATCCTGTCGGTGGCGTCGGCCGCGTCCAAGCCATCGGAGTGGAGCGAGAGCGACAGCAAGGCGCTGCGGCGGCTCGTGGCCGGGCAAAACGTGTTCTATTTGCGCGGCCTTTTCAACCAGGTCGAGGTGGCCGGGAACGACGCTTTCGGCATCGAAATGAAGGTCAAACCGCAGGGGCATTAGTGCGTTGCGAGAAGCCGCCCTGATGCGGCCCATGCTTGCGGATGAAACATATCCGCAGCCTGATCCTCACCCTCGCTCTGTCCGCCGGCCTCGCCCCCGCCTTTGCCCAGGCGCCGCCGCCGGTGCCTGCACTGCCCGACACCGAACGCAGAACCTCCTATGTGATCTCGGCATCGACCTGCGTCTGCGCGGTCGGCTTCCAGCTTTACGGCGACAGCACCGATTATGCGAATTGGCTCGAGGTCTGGATCAACGGCGTCCGGCTGCCGCAGGCCGGCAACTGGACCATCAGCAGTCCGACCGGCTCGCTGGCCACGATTCCGCGCCCGATCACCAATGCGGTGCTGACCTTTACCCAGGCCCAGACCGGCACGGTTCAGATCGTCGGCGCGCGGCGGCCGCGCCGGACCTCGCAGTTTTCGGAAAGCCGTGGCGTCGCCGCGCGCGACCTCAACCAGGTTCTGTCCGACCTGACCGCGCAGCTCCGCGAGAACTGGGACAAGACCAACGACGTGACCGGCCGCGCCGTGATCGCCCCGCCGGGCGAGACGCTGGCGATGCTGCCGATCGCTGCCAACCGGCTGAACCAGGGCGCCTGCTTCGACAATCTCGGCAACCTTGCGCCGTGCGTTTCCGTTCCCAGTTCGACCTTCACGGCGGGCAACGGCATCAATTTTGTCGGCACCAACCCGACGACCATCTCGACCGCGACCTATGCCGCCGGCAACGGCATCAACTTCTCCGGCTCAAACCCGACCACGATCTCGGTCAGCGCCAGCAGCGGCACGCCGATCATCTCGACCCGGGCCGTGGCGGCCACGCTGGATCTCTCGGCCTATAGCGTCGTCATGACGGGCGGCTATGGTCTGCCGGGCGATGGCGGCCATGCGACGTTCAAAAACATCGGGTCCGCGCCGTTCATCGATTCCTACATCACCACATTCACCGTCACCGGCGGCAGCGGCTACACCAACGGCTCCTATTACGGCAACCTGTTTTCAATCGGCGACAAGCCTTTCGCCATCGGCCTGGTGACGGTTGCGGGCGGCGCATTTACCGCCGTCGATGTCTCGGGCACGCCGAGCGGTCAGTGCGCCGTCGGCGACGTTCTGGCCTTTGTTGGCAGCGCGGCGGCGGTCGGTGGTGTCACCGGCGGCATGCCTGCGGGCGGCACGGGCGGATCAATCACGGTCACCGGCTGCAGCCAACCGCTGGGCAGCTTCACGGATGCCGTAGGAACCCGCTTTCAGATCGTCACGCCCACCGGCGCGAACGCCTTCCAGTTCGGCGCCAAGGGCGACTGGAACGGGACGGACGCGGGCACGACGGACAACTTCAATTCGCTTCAGGCGCTTCTTTGGTATGCTGGCTTCAAGTCGTCCTATCCGTACGACGGCGGCGGCTTTTGGGGCGGTGTCGCACATATTCCCCAAGGCTCGTTTATGGTATGCGGCACCGGCCTGAAGCCGCTGATCGTTCCGAACGGCGTAAAGGCGCAAGGCGCGCACGGCACGGCCAGTGCCATCAAATTCTGCACGGCCTGGGATACCGGCACTTATCAGGTCACGCTTGGCGACAACAATTGGCACTTCGCGTGCTTCAATCCCTCGCTTTATCACCTTGGATTGCGCTCCGACAGCGGCACGCAATACATGGTCTATTCGAACTGCGGGCAGGACTTCGCCGGAGTTTATCAGACCTACATCTACAGCAACGGCGCCAGCGGCACGCGGCCGTGCATCCATTACGAAAAGGGGTTTGGCGGATCTACAGTTTTTGTGATTCGCGATGTCGGCTGTTCTGTGAATGCAAACAGTGCGCAAATCTGGCTCGGTAACACCATCGCGTCCGGGATGAATCTCGGCTCGACGATGGTCGAGGTGACCAACGTCTCGGGAGGGGCAAATTCAGCGCCGACCGGAAATCATCAAACTCAAACGTCGCTGCTGATCCAGGGCGGCTTCGTAAACGTGTTCCGCTATCACTTCGAATCCACGGCTGGCGGCATTACGGTTGACGTAGGGGCCACCGGCAACGGGGAGCACATCACGATCACCAATGTTAACGGGGGCGGGCTGCCAGTCTACGCCCCGTGCCCGGGTTTAATCATTCTCACGGGTGCCAATATACCGGGCAACACGACCCTGTCTCAAGTGCAGGCAACCGGAGGGGCCTGCACGCACACTGTGAGTAACGGTCAGGCGGCTGGTGTTTCATACGACCCCGCCATAAACCAGCCGGCGATTTTCAATCCAAGCTATCATTCGTTCTAGCGGAACCGGGCGAACAGCATCACCGAGCCGACCACGGCAACTGCAATGCAGGCGATCATCGTCGCAATCAGAAACGCATTGAGCAGCAGATGCAGCATGGGCGGCCTCCTCGTTTAGGGTGCCGAACCTAACGGCTCAACCTGACCGCGTAAAGCGTTCAGTGCGTTGCGGCGATGCCACACCCTGCCAAAGTTCCGGCCATGACACATCTGGCCACACTGACCGCAGCAAACTCAAAGCGCTGGAACGCCGCAAAACTGACGCGCGGGCCTGAATTCGTCCCGGTGGCGAAGCGGCTGGCGGCGCCGGCGGCAAAGGAGCGCTACCAGAAGATATCCGAGGCTGCGGCGGTCCCGTGGTTCGTGATCGCCGTGATCCACGAGCGCGAGGCTTCCCAGCG